GGCGTAGATATCGACCCCGCTGTCCTGAACGAAAAGGTTGGCTATAGCAGCCCTACTGGATTTGTTCAAGACTCAACATGGTTCGCTAACTTTAACGGACAGATAGATATTCAAGACCTTACGGTAAACCCCGTGTTTGACCTACCCGACGAATCAATAGATTTTTTCTGGACTACCGAAGTTATTGAACATATGGGCCGCGAGTTTATTGCACCGTGGCTTGATGACGCTAACCGAGTATTGCGTCCAGGAGGACTGATTTACGTTTCAACGCCTAACCATGACGGCTCTAACGATAAGCTACCCGAAGACCACGTTTACGAATGGGGCTTCGAAGAACTAAAAGACGAGCTTACGAAAGAATCACGAGGCTGGGAACTACAGTCGGTTGTCGGTACGTTTTGCCAAATGCCTAAACTAAAGAAGGCTATGCAGAAAGACGGCGAGGACGGCGAATGGCGTTGGCTACCTGATCAGTTCGAGTTACTCGAAGAACGCTACGGCAAACAGTTTTTACGAGTAGTTGCCGCTACGTTTTTCCCAGAAGTTTCTAACAACTGTGCGTGGATATTGAGAAAGCCTGCATGACAAATTTTATACCCGCAGAGGTAGATCGGTACGTTTACTGGATCGAAGAACGTGAACGTATTCGTCATTTAAAAGAGGAGGTTCAACAAGAGCCTCCTTGGACGCAAGACCCGATACTACAAGAGTTTAAGTTTTGCCAAGTTTTTCGTGAGGACGATAGGACTACGCGGTGGTTTCGCGAGCATATTCGCGAGCCACTGCGCAACGACCCCGACGTACTGATGGCGACAGTAATTTTTAGATTCTTCAATTTGATCGAAACAGGGAGAACGCTGCTCGACCATAACTTGCTAACTGAATGGGATCGAGAGAAAGCGATCGAAGAAGTGCGGAAACAGCCGAAGTGGATTACCGGCGCGTATATCGTCAAAACTCCTAACCGCATGGATAAGGTAACAGGCGTGGCTGAGTGTGTTACTCACCTATGGGTAGAGCGGGAGCGCATTCTAAAAGATTTTAAATATTTTAAATCTTTATGTGACGCGTGGCATTACTTAATGAGGTTCCCGTATATCGGGCCGTTTGTATCGTACGAGCTAGTCTCTGACTTGCGCCACACTTACCTGCTCGAAAACGCTGAGGATATTTGTTCGTGGGCGAATGCTGGGCCTGGAGCAATGAGAGGGCTAAACAGGCTGACAGGTAGACCACTAGAGTTCTGCAAACGCAGTTGGGATTGGAATGGAGAAATGCAGGCGCTATACCAGTGGTGTAGAGAACAACTAGACCTTAGTAAATTCCACAGACCTTTCGAGATGCGAGAGATCGAAGGAGGGCTATGTGAGTTTGATAAATATTCTCGCATATTGCACGGACAAGGACGTACCCGAAGCGTCTATAACTACTCAGAAAGAAACCGTCCTCTAATAGAGGATATAGAGAATGGAGAAAGTAAATGGGGAAACTCAAACAGTTGATCGTAGATCTAGATAAAGATCAAGTTGCCTTCGCTATGGAACATTACGGATTGTTCTTACAAAAAGCGATGAAAGATAAAACGATGCCAAATACTTGGCAGGACGCTATCAACGCAATTCATTGGGCAGCGTATATTTCAGGTGTCGACTTAGGCCGTATTCAGATCGAATACATAATCAAACAGCAAACGGAGAGCCTTTATGAAAGTGATTAGCGCCGTTAATGTAAACGACGCGCTGTTACGCGGCGTCGATTTATTCCAGTCCTCGGTGAATTACCGAACTCAATCTAGTCGTAACGGAGATACGATGGAGTGTCATACTCCTGTAACTACCATATACCACAAACCTTGGCAGCGCGTGTTGTTTAACGAAAAACGAGACGCTAATCCGTTCTTTCATTTATATGAAGCTATTTGGATGCTAGGCGGTTCTCGAGATCTGCAAAAGCTCACTCATTTTAACGCAGGCATGGCTAACTTTTCAGACGATAACGAAACCTTAAACGGTTCTTACGGCTATCGGTGGAGATACCAATTTCACTACGACCAACTAAAAGACGTAGTTGAGATGCTAAAGAAAGATCCTGACTCCCGTCGAGTTGTCTTACAGATGTGGGATCCAGTTCATGATCTGAACAGTTCAAGCAAAGATATTCCGTGTAATACAAATATCTATTTTAAGATCAGAGACAACGCCCTACAGATGACAGTCTGTAATAGATCGAACGATATGATTTGGGGGGCTTACGGCGCTAACGCAGTGCATATGTCAGTGTTGCAAGAATACGTTGCTGCAGCAGTAGGCTGTTACATCGGGCCATACTACCAAGTTAGCGATAGTTTTCACGTCTACCTCAATAAAGAATGGGATAAGGTAAAAGACCTTCGAGTTACGCCTTTCCTCCCAGTATCCGAAGAATATCCAGAAGAACACTACCCTCTCTGCTCTCACCCCGAGACGTTTTTAGAGGAATGTGAGGAACTATTAGACAGTGTCCCGCCGAGACGAGTTTCAGGAAACCCTGAGCCGGTCGATAGCTGGCCGACCATATTCGGAGCAAGTAAGTATAAAAACACCTTCTTCCCAGAGGTAATGATCCCGATGATCCACGCCTACATCTGCCATAAGGAGCGGCGATATGAAGATTGCTACAAATATCTCGGAGAAATTAAAGCGTTGGACTGGCAACAAGCCTGCTTCCAGTGGATTAAACGACGTGAAAGAAACTGGAGAAATAAGAATGGGTCTTGATCGCAAGTGGACGGAAATGAAAAATATCGCTCAGGAAGATATTGTTAGCCTGATCGAATCAGAAAAATCTTACGGCGATTCGTGGAAGCGTCGAGGCGGTACGGGAGCGTTTATGATGTTAGCCCGTAAGTTCGACAGGATCGAACAGCAGGCCGAGCATTGTAATTACGATGTGTTCGAGGCAGGGATAAAGTTCGACGGTGAAGACGGACTGCTCGACGATATCGGAGACCTTAGACGGTATTTATTTTTAGTTGAGCAACATATCCGTTCGCTAGAATCAGGAGGACTCATAGATGCAGATACCTCTGATCCAGCCTGAAAGCGATTGGATAGCCCCGCAAGTTCTGCCTAAGTTCGATCCTCACGAAACACTCGCAGTCGACTTAGAAACTTACGACCCCAACTTGATAAACCGTGGTCCAGGATGGGCAACGGGTGACGGCTACGTTGTCGGGATCGCTATCGCATCAGATTCATGGTCAGGGTATTTACCGATACGGCACGAAAACGGTGGCAACTTAGAGGAAGAAGTTGTCTTACGCTGGCTCAAAAGAACCTTTGAAAATCATAAAGGTACGATGGTTTTCCATAATGCACTTTATGATGTCGGCTGGCTAAAGCGTGAAGGTGTGGAACTAACCTGTAGGTTACGCGATACGATGTTCGCAGCGCCATTGTTAGATGAAAACCGCCGGTCATACTCGTTAAACAATTTAGGTAAGGATTTATTAGCTGAGGAAAAAGACGAAACGCTACTCGAAATGGCAGCGAAAGCGTGGGGCGTAAACGCAAAGAGCGGCATGTGGTCGCTCCCAGCGAAGTATGTGGGGCCGTATGCGGAACAAGACGCAGTCCTAACACTACGCCTGTGGAAGACGCTAGGGAAGCGTATAGAGGCCGAGGGGCTGCAGAAGATATTCGACCTAGAGTGCGATCTTATACCGTTGCTGATCGAGATGCGATGGCGTGGCGTTCGGATCGACACGGCCCGAGCAGAGCAAGCCTCGGAGCAAATGTCTAAGAAAGAACAGCAACTACTCGTAGAAATTAAAAGACGGTTTGGTATCAACGTAGATATTTGGGCGAGCGCGTCAATACAAAAAGCGTTTGATGCCAACGATCTATGGTATCCACATACCGAGAAAGGCGCACCAAGTTTCCAAGGCCCGTGGTTAGAAGCTCACGACCACGACCTCCCGAAGATGATTGTTGAAGCTCGACGTATCAATAAAGCTCGGACTACGTTTATCGAAGGAGCGATCCTAGAGTATTCTCACAACGGTCGGATACACGCTGAAGCTCACCCGCTAAAGAATGATGGTGGTGGCACAGTAACAGGACGGTTTAGTTACTCGAACCCAAATCTTCAGCAAGTTCCTGCGAGAGACCCAGAGATCGGTAAACTGATTCGTTCTTTGTTTATCCCCGAAGAAGGAGCAACGTGGGGGGTATTCGATTACTCTCAACAAGAGCCTCGGATTACCGTACATTATTCGTCGTTACTTGGACTCGAAGGAGCAGCTGACGCTGTAAACGCATACTCTAACGAAGGCGCTGACTTTCACCAGATCGTAGCGGATATGGCGGGTATCCCCCGCAAACAAGCTAAGAATATCAATCTTGGCTTAACGTATGGGATGGGCCGCGAAAAACTGATTAAAGAGCTAGGGCTAGAGTCAGACGAAGCGGGAAAACTACTCGACCTGTACCATAGCCGTGTTCCATTTATTCGAGGCATCCAAAATATGTGTACTCGGATGGCAGAACAGCGCGGCTATATAACAACGCTCGGTGGCCGTAAATGCCATTTCGACCTATGGGAGCCGGTCGGCTATCTACACGGCGAAAAGCATGCGCCGTTACCTAGACAAGAAGCGGTAGATAAGTATGGAGATAACCTCAAGCGGTCGTTTACATACAAAGCTCTAAATAAGTTGATCCAAGGATCGGCTGCGGATATGACGAAACTCGCTATGCGTGATTTGTGGAAAGAAGGATTAGTTCCACATATCGGCATACATGACGAACTCGACTATTCGATTTTTAATAAAGAACAATCGGACATGGTGATCGACAAGATGGTTAACTGTGTTGATTTAAAGGTTCCACTAGTAGTGGATTACGAAACCGGAATAAATTGGGGTGAAGCTAAATGATGCGGATACAAAGCCTTTCGCAAGAAGATATCGCGAAGAACGAAGAAACGTATAAACAAATCTTTCAGTTGTATGATAGTGGTACGATGACTCTTAAAGAAATCGGTCAGATCTATAACGTAAGTAAGCAGCGGATCTGGCAGATCGTAACGAAAGTTCAAGAGGGCAACGGAGACTACTACCATGAGCACCGGAATAAAGGAAGTTAAAATGTTTGGGAGTGGAGAGTTTGAAATCCAATGCGACGAAGAACAAGTACAGATCATTTTCGATACGCTTAACGCATGGCTAGAAGAGATGCGCGGGGACGGAGATGTCGATATGATGGACGTATACAAAGCAATGGTATTCGTCGGATCGGTAAACCTGATCCACCTTCTGAACTATACGATCGAAGAGGCAGACGAGATGATGGACGAAATTAGGGCTAACGCTTTCGAGCTGTTAGAGATATTCGGTGATCGAGAGACCGTCTTTGAAAAGATTTCCGAAGACGGAATGATTAGGCACTAATGAAACCAAAGCGTGACGACATAGTTACGGGGATACTGGTAGGTGTTTCGATCATCGTTGGAATATATGTCTTTAGCTTTGTATTACAGATGTTGGTAACACATGGCTAAAGAATCACAGTTCTGGTCTCTAATGAAGCCACACATTCCCAACGAAGCCCACGTTCAGCGGATCGAGACTGGTGGGACGGGTAAGGGAGTACCGGACGTAAACTATTGTCAAAACGGCAAAGAGATCTGGATCGAGCTTAAATCGATCAAAGGCAATAAGTCTGAGCTAAGTCCATTCCAGATCGCTTGGCTGTACAATCGAGCCAAAGCAGGCGGCAACTGTTTCGTACTGATTAGAAAGAATAGAGAGATTAAATTATTCCAGCCGACTGAGCTAAAAGAAATACAAGAGCTTAGTTGGAAAAGCGAGTCTGCGGTTACTCTGGAGGCTCCGTAAGATTGGAAAGCGTTGTTTAGTTTTATCTTTAACGCGTCGCGTTAGTGCTTTACTTTCGTAACCCTCGCGGCTAAAGTATTAAAAGTAGCGCCGTGACAGCGTTACGAACATTTAGAAAGTAGAACTTACAAAGGAGACTACCCATGGTAGCAGCAGTAGAAAGTATGGCGTGGACAGGCCAAGTGCCTTGGCACGGCGAAGGCGTGGAAGTTGACGGTACGTTAACACCACATGAAATGATGGTCGCCGCCGGTCTAGACTGGTCGGTAGACAAGCGTCCTTTATATACGCTGGCGCGGCCCGTTAGCGAATACGAAAAAGACGCTGACGGTAATATCATTCTTGACGAGGTTATGGAACACCCTGACCGCTTTAGTATTATGCGCGATAGCGACAATACGATCCTCGGTACTTGTTCACAAGATTACCAACCTATCCAAAACGAACGCATCTTCGACTTCTTCCAGAAGTTCGCTAAACACGCCAACATCTCTATGGAGACGGCGGGTAGCTTACGAGGCGGTAAGGATATCTTCGGACTTGCTAAGTTAAACGATAGCTTCGAACTTCCTGGAGGCGACGAGATCAACGGCTTCGTACTATTTCGTCAGCCACACCAGCCAGGATATGCGATGTCTATACGCGACACCGAAGTGCGAGTCGTATGTAGTAATACGTTGCAACTAGCGTTAAAGCAAACAGCCACCGCTGAATTTCGTATGTCGCACCGTACCGCGTTTGACGATATCCGAGAAGAGGAAGCCCTTAAAACTATGGGCGCTGTATACGAGCGGCGTGCAGAGTTTAAGGAAGCGGCTGAGTTCTTATCCAAGACGAAAGCTAAAGACGGTCAGGTTCTAGAGTTTATCTCTAACTTGTACCAACCGAAGCTGTTGGAAGACCACAAGCCCGAAGACGGCCCGTTACGCGATGCGCTAAACAATACCGCTAAGACGGTGTTTGAAGCGTTAGTCACCTCTCCAGGAGCCGAAGCTAAATCAGCTAAGGGTACATGGTGGGGCGCGGTAAACGCTGTGACGTTTGTTGAAGACCATCAGCGTACCGGCGAAAACCGTGTATACAACTCGATGTTCGGTAACGCATCAGCGGCTAAGACCAAAGCGTTTAATCTTGCACTTGAGTATGCGAAGGCGGCGTAAATGGGCGAAGTAGTAAAGCTGAACAACGCTGTAGTTGTAGATCAGGAAACCGTTAGCGAGTTGTGGTATGCCTTATACACACTCGCCGACGGCGAAGTATTAGATCGCCCACTTAGCGAGTTTCATAAATTGCAAGAGCACGCGAGATTCGTGTGCTTGAGCCTTACCCAGAAGATGGTGCAGCAAGACTGCGCCCTCTCTTCTGAAATAGCCAACTCTGGCTACCAGTCGGATTGGGAAAAACTAGTAGAAGAAGGAGACCTTGATGTCTGATTCACAGTGGGGGGACTTCGATGTCGACGTACCCCTACCTACGGATTTGCGTAGCACTACGAAATATCCGTGGGATAAATTTCCACCAGCCAAAAACGGTAAGCAAGCATCGATGCTATTTTTACCTGATGACGATGGTGTTGATACATCGAAGCGATTGAAGAATCGTATCGACCAATCACTTAGAACTTTTATCGCGGGTAAACAGCCGAAGTGGCAGTTTATCTCTCGAGTACGCCTAGAGAAATCAGGCAACAAAGAAGTTAGCGGTGTCCGAGTATGGAGAATGGAGGATAAGAATGACAGTTCCGAGTCTTAATTTGCCCGAAGATTTGCTACAGCTACAAGCGGAACTAACGATTATGCGCAGCGAATGTTTGCGTATGGCAGACCGCTGCCAAAGGCTGATTAGATACTACTCGCCAGTTGAAGAACCTGAGATGTTCGATACAGGTGAGCCGACATCAGCGTATGTCAACCAAGATCGGTAAATCTAAATACTGCTTTACTTTCGGTAGCGTCCGTAGTAAAGTAGTAATCAAGCTGGTAAAAACCAGTTAGAAAGTATAACGTCATCATAGAAAGGAGAATGACATGGCAACAGCCAAAAAAGAAGCAGCCCCAGCTGCGCCAAAGAAGCCTGCCGCTAAGAAAGTAGCTAAGGTGTCCGCGATTAAAGTAACGAAAGCACCAGCCGCGAGTCGTGGTCGTGCTGCACAGCACTTTAAGTACACGGGTAAAGAACTTGGGGAGACTACAATTAAAACCCCACAGTTTCAAGCCTTGGTTATTTCAATGCAGGATATTGAAGCTAAAGATTTTAATCGTAACGATTTTACGATGCAGCAAGTTGCTGATCTAGGTGTTCAGGAAGGGCATATCAGTATGCCGAATACTAAAAACCCAGAAAAGCAGAAAAAGCGAATTATCGCTTGTTACAAAAAAGCCCTGATCGATGAAGGTTTTATCGTACAGCTTTAATTTGATCGGGGGCTACGGCCCCCATAACTCTTAGGAGAAAGTAGAATGAAGATTGCACCCGTACCAAGAAGGCTGCACTCCCGCTCCATGGCGATATATACCGCGATGGAAAATTTGAACGGTTCAGCGACCCGTCTCGACTTATATAAAGAGTGTCGAAGGATCTGGTCTGAAATAGTTCAAGAAAAGCCGCCGTCTAACTTGAGTCAATTTCAACAAATGCTTAGTGGTTCAGCAATATCTCAAGGATACATTGTTCGACAAACCAACGACCGAAAAGCTAAAAACCCTGTTTATAATTTTGCAGCGTATGACGTCTTTAGAAGTAAAGCTGAACCGTCGCTACTGTCAAGAACGATGTACAGTCTTTCGAAGATAGAGAATGGGGAACAAACCGCGACTAAAAGTCGTATTGCGAAACTTGAGCGCATTCTCGAGGATCCAAGTTCAGAACTTCCCCCACCACGAGAGTGGTCACCAAAAAGAGATACGCCTAAGCATTCGCAAGAGGCTGTAAAAGAGGCCGCTGAAAAAGCTGCCGAAAAGCTAGAACCGCCGAGCGATATACAAGAGATGTTGAAAAATATCGACAAGATTATCGAACGGCAAAAGCCTTCGGAAACTACAGTAACCCCGTCAAAGTTAGAAGTACCAATTTGGCCAGCCGTTATTGGAGTTTCGATAGCAGGGATCGCGATACTCGTAGCGGTATCGTTAAGCGTCCTAGCTTTCGTAGGTTAGTGCTTTACTTTCGGGGTAGTCGCCGCTACGTTATTAATAACGGCGCTACCCGCGCCCCGATTAGAAAGGAGAATGTATGGAAAGGCATTGGCTTGCGAAAGAGTCGTTGATAACGAGAAAGCTGCAGCATCAAAGTATCCACCATAAAGCTGAGATTGAATTCATCAACGCTACGAATGAAGAGTTGTTAGACAGGTTATCTAAACTTGTCGAATTAGCGCAGGTTGGTATGAACAAGGGCAAGCTCCACGTTACTGAGTACCAGCTAAAAGTTATGTCCGAGTTACTTAACGATAGAAAGGAAAACGTATGACACTTATCACACCAGTTAAAAAGCTAGAACAGCTTTCACCAACGCCCGAACAAGACAAAGCACTTGTAAAGGTATTCGAACAACACGTGCTGGATAGCCAGCACCCAAACTTTGCGTATCTGACGTTTACCGATTGGATCGTTAAAGACGTACATAAAGCAATGTACGACGATTGCATTATGGCTGCTGTACCAGATATGTGGCTAGGTATCGAAACAGATGGATATACTCACTCATGAGTGCGGTAATCGTAGATGACGGTACGTTAGATACCGTTGTAGAATATGACGGTGTGCGGATTCGATACGATACCGCGTACCGTTATTCGTTCGATTGTGACGAGGAGTTTTTAGATGCAGCGTTTAAGGATTTTTATGACGACCAAACGGATCAGCTTGATGCAGTTTTTGATTCGTTACCGCCCGATATCACCCTGTGTTACAACGACGATTGTCGTTGCTGGAAAACCCCCGACGAACATCTCGAGGGATACTCAGTTGTTAAATGTTTGATGGGCTGTAGCGATTACAGAGTACTCTATAAAGAGTTACCGAAAATTACGGACGCGATGTGGAGCAGATTACAACTCGAAGCATCCGATACATGATTTGTGGTGGGGGACATACGGCTCAGGCGACTGGTAGCGTCAGGGTGTTTTCCTCTCTCCTACTGGAGAGTTTTACGAGAAATAGGTTCGATGAAGTGTAGACCCCCCAAAGTTTGTAATCTACCAATCGAACCAACTACCAGATTTATTTATTTAGAAAGGAGAAATGTATGAACGATTGTGTTCTATGTGGCGACGAGATCGACGTTCAAGCGAACGGTTGGGCCGGTGGCCATAACGCGCAGCCTTTGGCTGACGGACAGTGTTGCAGTAGTTGTAACAGCCTAGTAATTGTCGCTCGAATGCAGCAAGCACGAGAGCATGCAGAGGAGGCCGTATCGTGATCGATATAGACCGCGCACGCGAGTTAAGTGACGCTCGAGAAATCGAACGTATCCACGGTGGCGAGGACGTCGAGCCGAAGTTATGGCAAGTCGAAGTAAAGTTTTATCTCAAAGCCTACGACGAAGACGATGCTCTTGACCGTCTGAAAGAAGAAATACTCCCAGAGCTTGCCGTTGATCGGTCAGACCCGAATCGTTTCGAATGGGAGTTTACACATTGGCAACAGGACGTGGAGGACTAATGAAAAGAACTAACGACAGGCTTGTTAATATAGTTATCGAAGTAAGCGAAAGACTTGCCGACGAAGAAGATTACGACGAATACCTAAGACCAAAGTTGGAATATTTGCTAGAGTTTTTGATCGATACTTATCCCGATCTCAAGGTAGTCGAGGAATCGCGTTAGTGCTTTACTTTCGCGTTAGTCGTAAGTACCTTATATATACCGCGCCCTAACCGGCGCGGATAACTTAGAAAGAAGAAGGAGACAGATATGGCGATTAGCCAAGAAGATGTTCAGCGTGTTTTACGAGAGTACGTTGCAGACCATTGCGAGTTGAATTCTCATACCGCGCACCATTTAGTTGCTTTAGCAGTATCTGTAGCGAGTGAAGTATCGCTACGAGGTAACTTATTCCCCGAAGCCGCTGACGACGCTTTTCCCGAGGTTAAATCGTTAGCACATATATATTCATGGCTCGACCCTACCGTTCAGATTGTCCAGCGACCTGACGGGTTTAACGCTTCCGAGAGACTTAGGTTTCGATACTTTGTAAATTGGTTGATCGATATGGTCGACGCTAAGGAATACGGCTACCAGACGAAAGAGAAGTTGTTACACGAGCTGAAAGAATCAGAAGCGTACCGTATAGCTTTTTATTGGGAGTTCGAGTTCGAAAAAGATCTCAAAGAAAAAGCTAAAACTCCGACGTATATCGACGCTGACCGCGATATCGTCGAGTATGCAGACGAGGATCGTATCGAGTCAGATTATGCAGACGAGTACGTTCGAGATGCCTAAGCGATACAAAATGCTTCGTAACACTAAACCCAAACAGCGGCCATTCGTGCCGCTAAAACCACGGGAGCCTCGACCCGAGGCTTACCGTGAAATTAATTACCCATCTCGACCCGCGACTATGGATTGTACTAGCCGTCGTGACGATCGGCCAGTAACAAAAGCGACGATCGCCCCAGCGTATAACAAAGGTGCGTACCAAGTGATACCCGAGTCGGATATTAAACACATCGGAAAGTAGGAAGGAGACGATATGTATTGGATAAGCAAGAAAGATCAAGGGCTTAGTATAGCCCTAGGAAAAAAGCGTTTACGCGATTTCAAGCCAGAGGAAGGCTGCGAGTATTACGTTCGCACTAGCAGAAAGTCACCAGACTTTTATGATTTTGTGCCTGTTTACATCGGCAAAAACGGCAAGCTCATTAAAACCGATACAGCCTCGACGGGGTGGTTTTGATATGACATACCGACAACTTAAATGGCGGCTGTCGACTCTGACTGAAGAGCAACTCGATACTGAAATAACTATTCGTCAAGATAACAACGAGCTAGTGCCTGCACGATTTTGTAGTAACGCTTGGAGTGCACCGAGTATCGGTGATCGACTTGACGATGACCACCCTGTATTTTTAGTTAATTTGGAGGACTAATGAGAAACGAAACTAACGAAACGCCGCTCGACGTAGCGCGAAGCAAAGCCCTTGCAAACATGGCTTGGGATATCAAAGCGGATTACGCGGATCTTGATGAAAACACTAGCGCGTTTGATAAACAAGTGCTACGCCATCAGATTAAAGAATACGCCCGACTCGTTGACCGCTACCACCACGATAGCGACGGTACGATTGAAGCCTTAGTCGTTTAGTGCTTTACTATCGGGGTACTCCTAAGTACCTTATATATACGCGCGGTATACGCCGCGCCGGATTACTAAACGATAGAAAGGAGAAAGTATGACACCCTTAGCGAAAGAAATTGTTGATACCGATTGGTCAAACATGTACCGATTACTACACGAACATTACTACCCGACACGACTTGATAAGTCGCAAACATTTGCACGCTGGGCAGAGAAAAACGTAAAGATCGAATACTTTAGCCCAGCGATGGTGGTTAGGACAGGCACTTGCGCATCAGAGCCACGGAAGGTGATGTATTACGCCTTAATGAACGACGGTGATAATTGTGAGATTGACGAAGGCCATTGGTTAAACCCGCTAGGCCATTTAAACCGTGACGATTGGGAACGCCGCGAAAAAGACCTAGACCACTTTTAAGGAACAGATATGGAACCAAGAAATACAATCGCCGAGATGGACTTGAGCAACCTGACCGACGAGCAAGTTGAAGTCATGACCAAACTGGCACGGTTTGCTGAAGATGGCTTTGATCTTTCAGCAGAAAGAACTTCTAACCACAAAATGCGGGTTTTCCGAGAAAAACAAGCAGGACAGTGCATGGTTCTTCGCCATCGACTACGTCAAGAAAAAGAAAACCGCAGTGAATTGTGGAACCCAGTGCGCGATGCAGACCGAATAAACATCGACGGGCTGATTCGTTTTTAACAAAGCCGCGACTTGATTAAGCCCGCCTCGAGCGGGCTTTTTTGTGCCTATTAAAACGACCCGAGATATTGCGTATATTGTCTATTTAGAAAAAAAACTTTTTTTATTTTTTTCAACTAAAACGACTAATAAAGTAATAGAAGTAATAGAAAAGTGAAAGAAGCCTCTAGATACAAGGGATGGGGGCCGTGATGAGTGTGACGAGAAAGTAATAGAAATCGTATAGGTTATTGAAACGAGAACAGTGAATAGTGGTGAGAGGCCATGAGGGAAATTTTTACTTTTTATAAATTATTTTATTTTCTAAGATATAGTTCTACACGCTTACGACCCTCGGAAACACTGCATGAAAGAACTACAGTACACTCCCCTGACACCTGCTGATGACGGAAACGGGTACATCGACGCCGATGGTAAGAGATGGCAACCGCTAAATCCGAAACAAAAGAAGTTCGCTCGAGAGTATCTGAAAGGCCAAAACGCTACCGAAGCAGCGGTAAAAGCAGGCTACACGAAGAATCGGGCCGCAGCCAAACGACAAGGCAGCGTCTTACTCAACCACAACCCACTTTTGCGAAATTACCTTATAGAGCAGGAAATCAAGGAGGCAGAGAGGGATAGGGTTTCCATGGAGGGCCACCTCTCCGCCCTCCACGACTTGCGTGAGGAGGCACGGGAGTCGGGGCAGATTAACGCAGCGATCACGGCAGAGATACACCGAGGGAAGGTCGGGGGGCTTTACATCGATCGACGCGAGGTACTGACCGCGAAGATCGATTCACTATCCAAGGATCAGCTGATCGATCGACTCGGAGCACTGATCACGAAGCGCGTACCGCAAACGATCGAGGGAGAGATTACGAATCGGCTCGGATCGACAGACGGATCGACGGATCGATCGACTGTATTAATTGAGCGAGGGAGCGATTGACCCACCCACCCACCACGTTTGATCGATCGACGGATCGATCGATCGATCGACTATAAAAGATTGACGGAGCGCGAGCGCACCCACCCACCCACCACGATTCACGGACGGCGAGCGAGGGAGCGAGCGACGGAGGCCGAGGGACGGCGCGACAGATTCCGACGGTTAGGATTAGGCGCGACCCCTGATTCAAACAGTTAGTTTAAGTTCCAACCATTTTGTTAAGCCGCGACCAGCGACGCCATAGGGTAATTGCCTAGGTGATTGCCTAGGGAATTGACTGATTATTAGTGCTTGACTATATACACAATATAACCGATTATATGCATGTCACTTAGGTGATATTAACTTAATTAAAAGGATACACGTTATGACTAAATCAAACACTAAAGCAGCAGCAGAGCAGACCGCCCGCGATGTTATCCCTCACATTGAAGGTAACAAGGGCTTTAACTTCGCCAAGCCAGCGTCAGGCATTAGCGGCAAAATTAACTTTGCCATTGCCTTAACCTATGACAGCATCACCGCTAACATTCCTCGCCAGATTCAACTGGTGATGAACGAATGGTTAGCCCTTGGTGGCGGTGACGTTGACGTGCAAGCAATCAACGACAGCCTAGAGTCTAAGGGCTTGTGGGTACGCGCTAATGGTGTCGCCTATAATCAGGACGTTGCGACCATACTGCTACACTATCGCACTCGTTTAGATGGCCGCGATGCTTGGGGTAAAGGTTCCGCTGCGGTCAAGCTAAAGTTGGCTGACTTTAGCTAACCACTAACCCTAACCAACTAACTAAGGGGCGCTGTGTGCGCCCTTTCTTTTGCGCCTAAGCTAACAACTTTGCTAAGGGGCGCGGCCTACCGCATATGCAAACAGTTATACTAAGGGGGCATACCCCCAAAAATGCCGCAAGGCACCCGCCCACCCACCACTACCTAGTTCCCGACTCTTTTTCCGAGATACTTTTGCTTTAGGTTCCCTATTCAAAAATTTCGCACATTTATATTTTCCGACGCGAAAAATTTTTCGCGAAAATTTTTTAGGGGTAGCGAGGATAGTGATTAGGGAGTTACGATTCGGCTCATCTTTGATGAGGTTACGTTATGTACGGTCAGTCTCCTTATGGTTCGCCGATGAGTCGTGGCATGTTTATGGATCCGCAGATGTTGAGGATGTTACAAATGCGCGATCAGATGAGGGCGCAGTATGCTCCGCAGCCTACGGATATGCCGCAACAACAAGTTACTGAGGGAGGGAACGCTACAGATATGCAGCTAGGTTTGCCGTCATTACAGTCCCCTGTAGACCGTCGGGCGCAGCTTAATAATCAAATGCAGATACCTCAGCAGCAGACTACGGAACAAACGCTTGAGGAATTGCAGGGTAATGTTCTGCAGATGCAGCAACAGCAGCAGCGGTTATCTGAACATTTAGGCGCTGGTTCTGGTATGTTGAAGCAATTGCAGCAGCCCCAACGAGGGTTAGGTGGATTAATACGGCAGTTAGGTTCTCAGGAGCCTGCTAGAAGGTATACCCAAGGGCCGGATTCTATTTCTATGAGATTACAAGCGTTTCCTGTTGCACAGGGGAACCCATTCGGTGGCTGAGAAAAAGAAAAAAGATTCTCGTTTAGAGCGAGCAGGGGTTAGTGGGTATAATAAGCCTAAGCGTACCCCGAACCATCCTAAAAAATCCCATATCGTTGTCGCGAAAGAGGGCGATAAAATTAAGACGATTCGTTTTGGGCAGCAGGGTGTAAAAACTGCGGGTAAGCCTAAAGCGGGTGAGTCGGCGAAGCAAAAGGCGCGGCGTAAGAGTTTTAAGGCACGTCACGGAAAGAATATTAAAAAGGGCAAGATGAGCGCAGCTTATTGGGCCGATAAGGTGAAATGGTAATGGACGATATGCAAGCGGTTTACGACGAGGAAGTTAGCGGCAGAAGCGGCGGGTTATTATCACTATTGCGTGGCGCGGGAGATATTACTCTCGGCGAAGAGGTAATGGATAGCTTGCCTGAAATTATGGCGATGTTACGCAACACCAATAAAGATACGTTGACGATGCGGCAAACGCAGGAGATGGGTCAGCCGAGCGAATTAGCTGTATCGTTAAGTAACGAACCAGCATTAAGTTCTATGATTGGCCCAGAGATGGCGTTATTAGCTGGAATGATGGGTGGGCCTGGAGGAAAGGCTAAGGGTTTAGCATCGTTAAAAGACGAACTAGCGCAGTTTATTACAAAAGATAAAGCTGATACTGCGGATCGTATGCGTCGGTTAGATGAGGACGATATGTTAACGCGGTTAGCGGATCAAGATCGTATTGAACGCAGCCGAGCGGAACAGTTAGAGGGGTTGCGTGAGCGTAGCGATTTTAACACCCGTTTAGAAGAAGGCGAAATGTCTCGCGAGTTCGAATCAGCCTTACAAGATTTGCAAGATTATAATGCAAGCCGAGGTAAGTCTGGGATCCAAAAATTACGCGAAGAGCTATTTAGCGATCCTGACCAGATGGCAGGTGGTGGGCGTCCAGGGTTGTACGCAAATATAAACGCTAAACGTAAGCGTATAGCTGCGGGTTCTGGTGAGAGGATGCGAAGGAAGGGTGAGGCTGGGGCACCGACTGCTGAGAATTTTAAGCAGGCCGCAAAAACCGCTAAGAAAGCTAACGGCGGTGGATTAAGTTACGCGAAGGGTTATTACGGTAAATCGTATAAATGAGTACGGCGATCTTAGACATCCAAAAATCTAAACTTGCAGGGATACAAGACGTCGTTTCTGCTATTTCAAGAACCCGTCCCAACGCGCCGTCGCCGTATATTAATACGCATCACTTTGCTCCTGGAATTTATATGCGAGCGTATTACGGGGTAAAAGGTTCGGTAGTCGTAAGTCAAGTTCATTTACACGAGCATATGACGATATTAGCAGCGGGTCATTGTCGCGTTATTTCTACGATGCAAGACGAAGAACGGATAGACGTTTATAAAGATTTCGCGATTATGAATACGCCGCCGCATACTAAACGGGCGCTATACTTTTTAGAAAATACGACGATCATTACTGTTCATCCTAATCCTGACGATATCCGAGATATACCAGAATTAGAGCGGATGTTTGTTGTAGATAATTTTAAGGATATTGAATAATGGCATTCGTAGTTACCGCAGTAGTTGTCGCAACAGGCACAGCCGCATACGGCGCAAAACAATCACGCAAAGCCCAAAAACGTGCTGAAGAAAACGCTCAAACTCGTGCGCTAATCGAAGGGTCTGCCCCGAATATCGCGATGGTTAAAGAAGTTATTCCTGAAGAAGTACAGGGTAGCGAAGTTTCTGGATTAGAAGAAGCCTTAAAAGCGATGGATTACGAAGGCGGTCAGCCCCCGATTCCTGGAGCGCCGGAACAAGGTGTCATGCCTACTGATATGTCTGAAGAAGAACTGATGATGATGTTAGAGCAGCAGGGCGGGTTAGAAGGTTTGTTGCCGCAAGGTATGGCCGACGGTGGGCCGGTGGGCACACCTGCGGATGTATATTATTTTGGCGTCCCACAAATTATGGGGATGATGCAAGACCCCGACCCACAGATCCAGCAGGTAGGTATGCAACTTGCGGATCAAATGGAAATGAACCCTGATGCGGGGATGGTGCCAGCTACTCAACAACAAATACAAACGATGGCTAACGGTGGCCGAATATCTTCTGAAAGGTTAAACCAAGAAAGACTCCGTTGACCACCCCACTTGAACAGCTAAAGGAAGTAGACCTATCGCATTTGTCGAAAGACGAAGCGAAAGAGTTTACTCTTCTCCTAGAGGAATTAGAAAAGCTTGAAAAACGCGAAAGTTCTATGGCGTCTTTTTACGATT